CAAGTCGCCCAACAGCGCCCCAGCGTGTTCCCGCTTGTTGACGCAGCTCCACACCTTCCCATTTGGCGTGATGACCGTCTGGACTTGTGTCCAATGGCAGGTGGAGTAGGAACGGCCGTTCCAATCGCGGTACATCTCGAAACGTTCCTGGTCAAATAGAATTCGCGGGTCGTCGGGCACTTGGTTAAATATTTCTATAGCAGCATCTACCCATCCCGCCTCATCAATTGCCTCATTTGGGGCATCTTGTGAATAATTCACAATGGGGCGAAACTGTACGTAATCTGCACCGAGGGATAGCGCCAACTCTGCCATTTCAGGCATACTGATAACATTCTGGTCATGCAGCAAATAGCCGACACCAACAGTCGCGCCGCCATCAACAGCGGATAAGTTTTCAATACCTTGACACACCACCTCAAACTTATCTACCCCTTTACTCTCTTTGTACATCTCTGCTTCGCACTCATCCAGCGACACATACACCCACGCCATGACGCGCTTCAACAGCGCCGCCCGCTCTGGCGTGATGTGTGCCCCGTTGGTATACAATCCCTGCGGCATCCCGTGGCGATGGGCAAAGGTAACAATGTCGTCGAATCGCGGGTGTAGTGTCGGCTCCCCGCCGCCGGTCCAGGTGATAGACCTAACCCCCATCTCATGCGCCTGCACAATGATGCTTTTGGCCAGTTCATAATCCATCAGATCGCCGCCAGGGATACGGCCGTTGGGCGTATCTACCTTGCCCGCCAGTGGCCCCCGCGTGTGGGTGTAGGCAAAGTGGCACCACTCGCAGCCAAGCGAACAGCGGTTTGACAGGTCAATTTCTATGTTGATTGGCGGCGGCTTCTTGCCTGCCTTGATAGCGGCCAGTCGGTCGGTGTGGAATAGGATTTTGTGGCGCGGGTCTATGTAGTTGCTCATATACGAGCCTGTGCTTTCTTGAACAACGAAACAACATCAACATCTGGTTCGCTTAGAATATTGAAGGATAACCAGCCGGAGTTAACGGTATCTCTTAGCGTAACAACAAGCTTCACCACATCGACATAATTGTTTACTGTGGCACTTGTTACCACATACCTTTCTTCTTCTAAAGTTCGTTCTAACGCATCAGCGTTTTGTTTGTTATTCATGAGAAAAGATGCTCCACACTCAAAACCTTGCCAGGGCGTATCGGCCGTATCGCGCCCCGCTCAAGGACTAGTTTTTGAAAGAAAAGACCGTCGCCACACTTGACCGCCGCCATGTCTTCATCCCACCGTGCCGCAATGGGCAGGCGGTGGAATACCTGCGAATGGTCTAACATCCCCATCGGCTCATGAATGTCTCGCACTACGGGCGGCGTGTAGTCCCAATGGTCGATGTCAGATGCCCGTCCTAATCGTTTACCGCTGGTGGCGTACCAATCGCGCTCGTGATAGATGTAACCCGCGCCCGCGTCTGGATTGGCGGCAAAATAAGCCAGAACGCTGTCAACCATTTCTGGCTTGTATTCCACGTTGTCACACATGTAACCGACAAACTCAGATTCAACCCAGGCCAGCGCCTCGTTAATCAGCACGGCGTACCGGGTTACTTCGCGGCGATTGGTGACGACATGCTCATGTAAGGTAATGCGGTGGTCAGCATGGGCATAACGCCGCAGCTTGCCCACCGTGCCCATGCCGCTCCCGTCGTCCTGAATAATCAGCCGCCAATTGGGATTAGTTTGGGCCAGCATGGATTCAACGGCACGAACAACAAACGGAGGTCTATCGTATGAGGTAAGGATGATTGTAAGGGTCACGATAGCAGCGCCTCCCATTCGGCGGCGGATTGATCCACCAAGTATTCTTTTTTGATTGGAGGGTTCCTGTAATATTTACGCTCTGGCATAACGCAAACAAGATGTCTTAAGTGCCTGTAATCAAACCCTGTCGTCTCTGGCAAACCGCAAGCAGATGCCGTCAGCGCCTTGTTGTTGCTCTTGACCTCTCCCCACGGCCCAGGATACGGCGGCAATAAGGCTATGTCATGCGCCGCCAATACCTCGACCTCCTTGTCTAGTGACCATTGCACGTGATAGATAGGGAACGCATCAGAGAAGTGGAACCGCACGTCTGGCCTGTCGTCAAAGATGGTCAACTCTATTTTGTGCCCGTTGGCTACCAGCCGCTCCAGGTTGGCCCGTGCGCCCCACAACGCCACGCGGTTGGCAGCAATGCCAAACCAGATAAGGCGAACGGGCGACACGTCTCTGTGCTGTCGTTGGGTGTGAAAGTGGGATAGTTTCAGGCGGTCGGGGATGCAGACGGCTAAATCTTTCCCATACCATTGGTTAAAATCATCGGCAAGCGCCTGGCTACTGGCTACAACGGCCGTCATGTACTCGGCAATCTTCCGGCACTCGTTTGGCTGCCACCACCACGACGGATCGCACACGTCCCAATAGTGTTTCCATTGGTTGTTCAATCGCACAAGGTTAAAATCAACGGTCTTTTGCCAAACAATAGCCGCATGATTAGCCGCAATATATTGGCGTCCCGGGTACTGTGTAATCTCAACCTCATGACCCCGTTCCCTTAGCGCCTCGGCTACCCAATACGCCCGCATACGTGACGATGCCCATTCAATTGGGCCTGCGGTGACAAAGCAAATGTTCATTGTGCCCCCTGGCGCAGTTTCCGCGCCTCGTTTACCTGATTGCGTAAATAATTCGCCCACTCCGCCCTTATGCTTTCCGGTGTGCCGGAATAGTCATCAGGTGAGAGGGGATAACTAACCATGTGTTTGGGCCGTACATCAGGATCACCCCACAGCACAAAACCCGCTTGCCGGGCAATGATGGGGTAACGAATGTCTGACCCTATAATGTCTTTTTCCCCCCGCAGGTCATACATGGCATCTTCAAGCACTTCTTGATACCCGTTCAGATACGGCCGTGTGCCTTCGATTACGTCCCGATGTAACAGGATGCACCCCCACCCAGAAGCGCCCAATTCATGTAGTCGCCCACGTTCGGGATCGTCGGTAAATGGCATCAATGGCCACACGCCGTCAAACGGCTCAAACCAGACACTAAACATCGGTGCAAAGCGGCGGCGCATGTATAGCCCGCTTACGTATGGCACACCATGAGAGCGCAGCCGCTCTAACGTGTCGGATTCAAATACCATGTCGTGATCTAATAGGAGCAGCCAGTCGTGTGTACTGGCCATAAATGCGTCAATGTGCTTTTGCCGCGCTTCATACCCTTTCGTCGCTTTCATGAAAAGCGGCGTAGCGTCACCGGGGCGGCGTTCAATATTCATGATGGATAGAACAGAATCAACGGGGATTTCATCAGGCCCAACAACGCCGATATAGGCGCTGCCGGTGGTGTAATTTGTCATGCTGTGTGCCCCCTATACTCTGGGGAAGGTAGCGAACGGGGGCACCAGTTCGCCGCCCTCCCTAGAGCATAAGTAAATAAAGTCGTATCGACTAAACGATGTCAAGCCAAATTGCGCCAGTAGCGGCGGCGATCTGTTTCTGGTCCCACTGTTCGGTATGCTGCAAGATGCTGGCTTTGCGCTCTTTTGACGGGTAAGAATCAACACTGCCCTCGCCGCCACCCGGTGCCCAGGTGAACGTTTTCATCGAAGAAACGCTCATCATGTCAGCGCCAGGAGCTACGATACACAGCAGCGCGTCGTCATCCATGATTGGTGCCAGGCTTGCGGTTTGTCCGGTGTTTGCGGAGTTGTACAAAGCGCGGGATACACCCAGCGTTTGCACATCAAGCACGGCCGCCAGCAGGGACCGCATGTTGTCGGCCGTTCCTGTTTGGGTGTACTGAACCAATGCCTTTACTTCAGCATTGACGCGCAGCGCATCGTAAACAATCTCGCCAACAAACAGGGCGTTTGCTTCGCGGCCGGTCAATTGGCGGATGGTCCGTTTGGCGGTGGCGATGTTAGCTACAGGTGTACCGCCGGAATCATCCCAGTCGGTGGCGCTGTTGTTGTCTTGGGTAGTCCACACGCCCGCCTTGATAAAATCGGCCACAAACGCTATTTCTTTACGAATGTTGGATTGATGGGCCAGCCACTCAAGGCCGACCTGCTCCAACCGCATGGGAACCTGGCTTGTCGCTTCGTGCTCCACCGGGATCGCGTGCTCCAAACCAAATTGCAGGGTTTTGTATGTGTCTGATCCAAAGGTGTAACCACCTTGGGCAAACGTGTCACCGTAGGCGCGGCGTTCCAGCTTGTCAGCAAACCAGTGTTTTTGTTCAATGGTGAGATACGTACCGCTTTCTTCGTTTACCGGCACCACAGGAGCAGCCTGCCGCGCAACGAAATCGGTTTCGTTGTTCATATACGCAATCAGCATGTTGGTTAACAGCGGATTGGCATCTGGGCGGATTTGTTTAACTGTAGGTCTCATTGTTTAACCCCCCTTACCCATATCAAGCAGCGCCCGCACCTCGTCACCTGCGGCCGAAGCCGTTTCCAGAATGACGCCGCGACTTTGAGCACCTGCCAATCGCGCCTGCCCGGTGCTGTTGAATGCCCAGCGCTGGCCACGAGCCAGAACAGAAGTGCCAGCCACAACCGTTACAACTCCCATTGCGGCAACCGTGGCAGCTTCCCCGGCGGCGTCTGGTGCATCCATCAGCACACCGATGGCAATGTCAGTTGTCGCAGCTACGGCGATGACAACATCGGCAGTCGCAGCGGAAAATTTGACGCCGTGATACTGTTTGGCGCTCAAGTCCCCGTTGACGTACAGGCCGGGAATGGTGATATAGTGTCCGTATGTGTCGCTCATTTCATCACCTCGAATAATTCGGGACGTTCTACGGCGAGTTTGGCCACGGCCGTATTAAAGTCCACTTTGTGTTCTGCGGCGTATGCAGCGGCAATGTCTACCAGCTTCTCACCGGTCAACTCCTCGCCGTTGCCATCCTTGCCCGCATCGCCGGTCGCGGCGAATTCGTCAATTTGCGCTGACAGCGCTTTGAACTTTGTCACCAGTACGGCGGCGTCCGCTTCGGGCAAACGCGCCAAAATGGTGTGCAGTTCGTGGTCGCCTGCCACGGCCGGGGATTCCTTGAACTGTGCGCTAAATTGCGCGATACGTTCAGCGGCGGCGGCGGCGGCTTCCATCTGTTCTACCTTTGCAGCGTACTGCGCCACTTTTGCCCGCTCCGCTTCCAACTCAGCAGCGAAGTTATCGGCCACTGGATGCGCGGGGGCGGGGGGCGGTTCTGGCTTTTGGTCGCGGTTGTCAAACCAGGCCATGAAGCGCTCCCATAGCGGCGTCGGTACTTGTGTCATTTCAGACATGTTGTTACCTCCGTTCTTTTCTACATGATAAAAAGCCGCAGCCTCTCCCAATGCCGGGTTGTGCAGTAAGGCGTCCCCCATGATGATCGGCGCGGTAATTGTGAGTCCTGTCACACTGTCTAAGATTTCGCCTTCCCAAATGATTTCAGGCGAGTGGTAACGATACGCGCCGCTAGTCATTGCAGCGGTGCCGTTCTCGTTCCATTCTGGGATGGCATATACGCCATCGGGGCGAACTTCTAACCCGATGATGTGCCCGCCCGCTGGCGTGGCGTCCTCATGGCTGCCTAGTTTGATTGCAGGCTTGAAGTGGGGTAGCTTGAAGTTTTTTGCTAGTTCTGGGGTGATTTCGATAGTACGGCCGTTCTTGCGGATGGCTCCAAACGGAAAAAGGCGATAAGGCTCCCCCGCCTTAACGCTTACAAATTGGTCAACAAGATAAATAGATTTTGCATCCATGCTGATAATTTAAGGCATGAGATACAAAACCTCTTTGTAGTGGCTAGGTGTGGTTAAATCGTTGCCATCTAAAATCCGTGGTACGGATAACAGGTAAGCGGCGGCTTACCGTTTCGAGGATGTATTGTGCCCCCTGATACGTAATGCCGAACTCGTCACGGAGTTGCCGGGTTGTTAACTGCTCCCCCATAGCCAGTCGCCAACCCACCATAGCCCCCTTTTCGATGCTCGTGAAATCGTCGTCGTGTGTCATGTTCTTGCCCTGTGTTGTTACGATACTGCGCTTCTACTTTCCATCTATCCATCGCGCTAATTCTTCCATAGCTGCTTCGTGCAGGCGCAAAACGCCAGCCGCCGCCTTCTTTGCGACGGTCGCCATTGTCCACCAGCGGCCGACAAACATTTCTTTTTGTGTGCCCTCCCCAATGACATCAGGCGCATAAGAGAGGCTTGTACCAAATTCACCCTCCCATGCGTTGCCCATCCGTTTGGAGGTATACACGCTTGCCTTGCCTATTGGCCCGCCTGTCTGGGCCACACCTAACGAGCGCCCTAATGTACCCGTGCGCCGGTACGTCTGGTTCGGCCGTGGCTTGGGATAGCCTGGCACACTGCCCTGAACATGCAATAGTGACGCCTCCATTGTGGTTTGAAGCGTCTTACTCAACTGTTCAGGGTATCGTGCGCCTAAGCGCTGGAACAAATCACGCGGAGTGGTAATGATTTCAATACCTGGGTCAGCCATAACTCTCCTTGTTTTCAAAAATTGTTACCCCGCCTCTTATAATCTCGTAAAGTGTTGCATCGGTTGAGTTTACAATGCAAAGATCGCCAGGCTCCATGTCAATTGGTGCGCGAAAAATAATCCGGTACGGTTTACCTTCTTTTGTGTACGCCTGAGACAAATCACCAGCGTAAATCGGAGACGATACAGGGATTTTTAAAATATCCTTATCAGCCATAACTCACCTCATATTTGCCCTGCCGCACTTCGGCAAAGAACTGCCTCGCTAGTGCATCACCAATGGTTTGCCGTAGTAATTCCTCGCTGACAAACGGCTGCAACCAACAGCGGCACCGCGCATGATAGGGTGGGGCAATGGCGCTAACACCCACATTTTTTAACATGTTATTGGCCCGCATAAGCGCCGCCTGTGGGCTGTAGCTTTTGCCCATAAGCAACTGCATAGCCGACGATTGTGCCATCGACTGTGGGGACAATCTGAACTCATCTTGCAGCTCAACAACTTGCCCATTAAGCGGTGCGCAGAATGGGCACACCAGCTCATCGTTAGCCGTCATCCAACGCTTACCACTGACTACCCGTGTACCTTCCCACAAAATCATGTTGCCCTGGGCAAAGACCCGCGTAACCTCAGTTACCGCTATCATTTCGGCGCGTTTCGCGCCATAGATGGGCGTTAGGCGGGTAATGAGGGAAGGCAGCGGATCGCCGCTTTGCATCCATTGGCGGATAGCCTCGACCGTTTGCAGGCGTGTTGTCTCGCTGATACCCGCCACAGTAGACAGCTTGTAAGACTCAAGAAAACGAACGGCGGAACGATTGGTGTAGTCCCAATCAATCAATGACTGCAAGGGTAGGGGGAGCTGCGTAGCGGCCGTTTCCATTCCTTGCAGCAGCGCGGTCATTGTGACGCCCTCCATTGTCTGCCACATGGCGTCCTGCTCATTGCGCCAGAAATCGAATTCAAGAGGGGTTGTCATTTTATCTGCCTTGCCCCACGCTCCACACGTTTCAGCGCATCGTTAAAATAGCTGCTGGCCGCACGTTGCCAGCGGCGCTCCATTTTGCGCCGTTCGGCATCATCTGGGGCATTGTTCGCCATAAACACGGTCACGGCGTTGTCATCCCGCTGCGGCTGTTGGTTGTTGGGCGGCTGGTTGCCGTTCTGGTTATTCTGGCCACCACGCGCCAACGCCTGCTGCATCATTTGGCGCTGTTCCTCTGCTCGCTGGTCGGCTTCTTCTTGCAGCGCCTCCAATTCTTCTTCGGTCTTTTCTGGCATACCAAAGATGGAGCGGATTTGCATTTCGTCCTGTGGTGTCCAGTTCATACGCCCGCCAACGGCCTTAATAAATTCAATCATCATGGTTGCGTCAACGTCACCCGCCGGGCTATGCTCTAGCTTGATATTGCCCGGCTCACGGCCGTTTAGCCGAAGCAGTTGGTCAACGGCGTGTTTAGTAAATGTCTCAGCTATGGTATCGGCAAACGCATCTACCGCCATTGTAAAGAATGACACGTCGCTTTCCGCTTTGGCTTGTGTGCCAACGCCGTTAATGCCCAAGATAGTAAACTGTGCCAGCGCAGCTAGCAGCACCTTTTGATCATAGTCGCTAATCGTGGTGTTTAGGGCCATGAATACCTGGGCATTGCCCGCGCTCATGAGAGACACACGCCATTTGTAGTGGTCGCCCTCGCCCGATGGCGGGGGAATGACCAACCCGCCCTGCTCATCTACACGGATATTGCGGGCAATAGCCATAGCTTTGTTATGGTCATTGCTGCCCTCGTCGCCATCGGCCCCCATTGGCATCTCGACCATAGGCATACCAGCGGCGTGACGTTCATACCCAATAGCGCGGATTTCTTCAAGGTTGGAACCGTAGTAGAACGGCACCCATGCAGGCCGTAAAATGCTCTCCCCCTCTGGATTGCCGCCTGCATGACGGAATCGAATCAGCAGCAGGCGTTCAATGGGGATTGGTTCTGGCCACAGGTGCGGGTATTGTTCCAGCGCCAACAAACTGCCGTCCTCATCATAAATCCAGCCCATGTGTGTTTCGTGACCCAAGAATTTGAACTTACGCCACAACAAACGGCCGTCTTTGCGTTCAAACTTTTTACTAAACGTTGTCCAGCCGTAGAAGGCGCTTAGTACTGCATCGCTGATAAAGTCAGCCCATGAGTGGGTCAGGTTATCAAACGCCTCTTGCACCAATTCAAGATCGGGATCATCTGGTCCGATTTCGCTGGTAAAAAACCAGTCAACTTTACGGATTGACATTTCGATAGCCAGTCGCAGCGCCCCGCCGATAAGTGGCGAGTTCTTAACCATGCGATCTACTGTCTTTACTTTGGCGTGAGTCGTTTTCCAGTCGGCCAGAAAGTCATCCATGACCACGCCGAACTTTTCACGCTGGCCTGTGCTACCAATCTCTTTTGTCAATGATCCCGTTGAGTAACGGCCGTTTGGCACTACCCTGTATTTTGTCGTCGCTGTCATGTTATAGTCTCCACTTGCCCCCGTTATGATTGTTTATACCCCACCGAGAGGCGTAATCCTTGTCGCTTTGGATTGTACCTGCGCCAACGTGTGGCAGGTACTTAAATGCTCCGCTTGCTGCGTCCACCATGTCTTTAATGCCGTTGGGAAACGATGTCAGAATATCAAGTGCCCGTTGGTTCCACGACGCATTGATCATTTTGACGTTACGCGCTTCACATTGCGCTGCTAATGGTTCGGCCCTCAGCACCTTGTCGCCCGTTGGCTTGTCGGCCTGCACCACATAACCAGGATTGCGAATAATGGTCGCCTGTGCCGATTCCTTGCCACCGCTGCCCGGTTCTTGTTCTACGTAGGTATAAACACGGCCGTATTTTGCATCATCGGCGGCCAGCGTTTGGCTAATCACGCGCTCCCGCTCCGCTGCTTCCCACTGCCCCATAATCATGTCGCAAAAATAATATGTCCCCTTGTGTGCGGCAAGTAAGACGCCCGCCGTATATGCCCCTGCGTCTTTTGTGCCTGCTTTGTCCCAATAGCGAACGAAGTGTGCCCCCTTCGGCGCAGTGGCCACGATGTCAAACCATTCGCGTTTGAACATGCCGCCCTCACGAGGCGACGGCCGTTGTTGGTACAATGCCGCCCAAAAGTAAGAGCCTATACGGCGGGCGATCTTTTCTAGCTTGTCTAGCGGGTAACGTAGTGGGGCTAATGGCTCGCCCACCTTGCGCGGGTCCGGCTCAAGGGTGCATGTGCCAGGATATGACGGCCGTTCCGGTTCCTTGATGGCCTCAAAATGGACAATGTGCCAACCTTCTGGCTCCTCGCTTTCTTTGTCCAACAAATAGCCGCTCAAGTCGCCTTCATTCCATCGCGTTTGAATAACGACAATTGCCGCGCCTGGTTCTTCACGGGTTGAAAATGTTGAATCATACCAATCTCTATGTTTAGCACGTATTGTTTCGCTGGCTGCCTCTTCCGCATTCTTGATTGGATCGTCAATAATCCCTAAATGAAAACCTTTGCCAGTGATAGGCCCGCCCACGCCCGCAGCCCAAAAGCCGCCACCGTTACCCGTTTCCCAATGCTTTACAGCGGCAGCGTCATCCTTTATTTTGCCGCCCTGACGGATGAAATTATCCCTAGCATTGCGGCTAAATGTATACGCCAGTTCAGCAGCGTATGAATTGATACCAACCCAGCGCTTAGGATGGCGCAGTAAGTAGTAAGCGGAAAACAGGCGGCTCACCAATTCGCTCTTGCCATGTCGTGGTGGCATAAAAATCATGAGGCGGTTGATTTCCCCATCTGCCACCCGTTGCAATATGGCCGCTAGTTGCTTCACATGAGGGTACCACTGATAGCGGGGATTGACGCGGGAAACAAAGTCAGTAAAGGAACCGAC